GCGCAGCGCGGTGAAGGAATACCGGAAGCAAAAAGGAGTGTGAGATGGAAGGCTACCGACTGATCGAACTGGACGTGATCCGCTGGGCCGAGGCCCGCAAGATCATCCCCAACAGCACCCCGATGGCACAGGCCATCAAGACGTTGGAGGAGGTGACCGAGTTGATCTCTGCGCTGCACCGCAACAACCGCGAGGAGGCACTCGACGCATACGGAGATGTGCTGGTGACGCTGATCATCGGTGCCGATCTGGCGGGCTTCGACCTTGTGGACGCGCTGGCCAAGGCGTACCATGAGATCAAGGATCGCAAGGGCACTTTGCGAGGCGATGGTGTCTTCGTCAAAGAGGCAGCATGACTGTCAAACTCACAAACGACAAAGCCGCAGCCGTGGATCAGGACTACTTCTGGCGCCCGCTGCACACTTGCCCGCTGTCGGCCAAGGTCCAGCTTCTAACCGAGGGCGGCGTGGCCGTCTACGGGCAATACAGCCCCGGCTTCGGTGGCTACCTCGGCTGGGCGCCGCTGCCCAAGAAACCGGAGTGGATGAAATGAGCGATCTGAGAACCGCCGCCCAGCAGGCGCTGGAGGCGTTGCAGAACTGCGCGAATGGCGAGGACGATGTGCTGCTTACGAGGGATGCGCTTGCAGCCCTCCGCGCCGCGCTGGAGCAGCCGGATGGGCCGTGCCCCACCTGCGTTGCTTTGGCTCGCACAGTAATGATGGATCAGATGGGGACAGCATGACCACCCTACGCGAAGCCGCCCAGCAGGCGCTGAAGGCTCTGGAAGAGTTGAATGGCTGGCAGTCGCTGGCGCCGCCGTTGGCGTCCCAAGCTGGGAGACAGGCGGCAATCAACCTGCGCACCGCGCTTGAGCAGAAGCCAAAATTCACCTTGTCCTGCGGATGCCCATCGCAATACGGCGGCGTCCATGCGTACTGGGACAGAGATGGCAGCACTGCCTTCGGCATGATCTGTGAGAAGCATTGGCACGAATACGGTGCGAGGAGCGAAGCATGAGCCTCGTCACACCCGTAGTCGTGTTCTTTGCCGTGAACCCCGACGAAGAACTGACCAGCGAGGACATCGCAGCGAAGTGGGACGTGGATCAGAACAACATCGGCAAGACCCTGCGCTACGCCGAGCAGAAGGGCTGGGTCATTGCGACCAAAAAGCCCAACCCGTCAAGGCCAACCAAGCAGATACTGTTCTACACCGCAGGCCCGCGCCTGCTCAAGGAGATCGGAAGATGACTACCTCTCGAATCCCCAACGGCTGCGACCAGCAGGGGCGCCACCCCCAGGCCGCCGAGTGCTGCACTGAACTCGGCCAGGAAGAGCCCGACTTCTACGGGCGCGAGTACTGGAAGGAGGAGGCCATCTCCTTAGGCATCGTGGCCGTCGGCTTGGTGGGAATCCTGGGCCTGCTGGCCATGTTCATCGCGGGCTAGACCCGTCAGAGCAAAGCAGCCTCGGCTGCGCGGCGCCGCACCAGACCCGGTAGCACGCGGCCTCCTCCGCGTGTCCACAGCATCAGTTGCGCCTTGGCGTCTTCCCAGTCGCCAGCGTCCACGCGCTTGCGCAGCGTGCTGGCCCGGTATCTGGCCACGCCGAGGTTGTAGGCGAAGTCCGTCATCGCGCCGAGTGCTCGCGGGCGCGCCAGGAGGCCCGGAGAGGCCTTCAAAACACCAGCCAGGTAGTTGTGCCTCAACTCATGCACCAGCCACGCCTCGGCGGTCTCTTTGCTGATCGGCGCGTGCTCCATCGTCACCTTGCTGCCGTCAGGCTTCCAGACCGTGCCGTAGCCGATGGTGGGATACCCCGCTGGGCAGATGTACGGCTGAAGCCTCAGACCCTCGAACGGCCGGCACAGGGTGGCGGCCACCTTGACGGCCTCATCGACTGCGCTCGTAGACACGGCCAACGAACCAGAAGCTGATGATCATGTTGAACACGGCCAGGTCGTCGCTGCCCCACATCGAGGTCAGCACGTCCTTCCAGTTGCCGCCCTGCTCGATGGCGATGAGGTAGGCCGCCACCTTCACGGCAGCGTACAGCGCCAGGACCAGATAGGTCACTGTGGGCCGCACCATAGCCGAGAGGGCAGAGACGAACCAGCCTGCGTTCTTGGCCGTCTCGGACTGCTCTTTGAACGCCTGCGTCATGGCGTCCAGCTCGGCCGTCTGGAGCTGCACATCGGCCTGGCGCATGGCGATCTCGCCGCGCACCTTGGCGAACTCCATCTCGGCCTCCAGCATGCGCAGCTCATGCGCCCGCTCGTTCTTCTTGTCGAAGATTTTGAAGACCTCGGGCGCCAGGCGCAGCAGGCCACCGAACACACCGCCGAGCAGGGTCTCAATCACTTCTTTGCCTCCGCCTTAATGTGCTCCCACGCCGCCACCGCCATGAAGACCACGATGGCCCACAGGCCCGCCGCCGTCACCTTGCTGAACGCATCGCCCTTGGCCTTCTCCCACCAAGTGGCGTTGGCAATCTGCTTCTCATGCGCCAGACGGTGGCCGTGCGGATCGCCGCCTGGGAAAGCATCAGCAAAGGACTGCTTGAGCAGCGCAAACTGCCGGTCCATGTGCAGCGTCAGATGCTGCTCATGCGACTTCAAAGCCGCGCTGACGGCCTCCTGGATCATCAGGGCCACCTTGTCCTCAGTCAGGGCTGCCTGGCGCCGCTCTGGGCCGCTGTAGTCCGTCATCGTTCAGCCTCGCGTGCTTCAATCTCCATCGGATTATTCCGATAGCCGTGTCGGATTGTGTACCAGATGTAGTGCAGGTAGAACCGCCGCGCCCCGAGCATCTGGTACTGCAGCCAGTGCCGCTGCTCATGCCTGACGAGCGCCGTCTCGTTGATGCGCTCGGCCAGGATGAAGATGCCCCACGGCGGCAGCGTGATGCCACCGTAGCCGGTGGCACGCAGGAACCAGCGGATGACGTGGGGCGCGGGGCGGGGGGTCATCGCAATCAGCGGTTGTAGGTGATCTGAACGGAAACCAAATCGCCGGATGCCAACGGTACGGGAGATGTGTTCGTTGCAAACGTCCCGCCAGACACCTGAAGGGTCAGATCCGATGCGGTTCCGTCTATTTCGCACTGGCCGAAAGTGAACGTGCTGGCGCTTGAATCAAAAATTCTGTAGTTGCCCAAATACTGAGCGCCTGACACGCCAGAAGTAATCGGCAAGTTCATTCCGAGTGTCCCACCTGGGAATGACGTTGTGCTTCCGACTGTCAAGTTGGCGACAACGGTGATCTGGTCACCCTTGATGCTGTATCGACCCAAGACACTGCCGTTGCCCAGCGTAATCGCGCTGCCAGCTTTCCAAACTGGCGTAAATATCAGTTTGTCAAACTCGCCTTTTCTAATCGTGATTGTCGACCCTGTTTCGGTGTAGTCAGAAACCGTCGCGTTTTTGGTCAGGTTCGTTGCGTAATTCAGCGTTGAAATGTTGGCTGCGTTCAAATAAACGCCATACCCAAGCGCTGGTGAACCCTGCTCATCTACAAAGGTGTTTCCCGTCAATTCCAATGTTTGAACTGCGCTTGCTCCATCGACATAAACGCCGATGCCGGTGCTGACGCTTCCGCCTGTGAGTGGGTTCAAGAATGAGTTGTCTGAAACCTCTACATATCCGGCACCGTTGGTTGCGTTTGTCCTTAGCGACAGCAAAATACCGAAACCATGTGTGTAGTTGCTTTTGCAGTTGATGTTTTTGTGGGCTTGGCCGGCGACCGCAGATGCGCCTACTGTCAAAAACACAGTTCCAACAGAGTTGTCGTAAGACGACGCGGTATTCCCGACAATAAGAATATCCCGCTGTGCGTATTCTGAATTGACGTTAATCGCTGACTTCTGAGTTGGCCCACCAGAATACGTGCCGCTATCAAATCGGAATGTGTTGCCAACGATGACGGTGTTTCTGGGCTGACCCAGCGTGGATGTAGTACGGAAGAAATCGACGCCATAGAACATAGTGTCGAAAATGTTTCCTGCAATAACCGAATCTAGAGCTTCAGCGTTTGTCAAATTCGATGAAGCCCAGACGCCTCTGATGTAGTTTTTGAACGTGTTGTTTTCTACGCGATGGCGATTGCCGTGGATTTCGTAGCAGGTATTTCCGCCAGTCTTTCCAACCACTCCGAACGCAACAGCGTTTTGGACAATATTGCCTGAGAATTCGACATCATCAGCCCACGCAAACACCGCTGTGTGATCGTCGGTGTCGAGGCCGCCGTCAAAAAAATTATTGTTGATGATGCGCCAGCGACGGCCTATATCCGCGCCGATCGAATTTGTCTGCGCGCACACAATGTCGCATACACCAGGGTTGTTTCTAAATGTGCAACCTTCAATTAGCACGTCATCCATGTAAGCAGCAGAGCCTCCAGGGCGGCCGCTTACAAGTATTGGGGATTGGTTATATCGGTTGTAAGACGCAGGGCGCCCTGGGCTAATTGGATTGTTAGCCCCATTCATGTCGACGGTAAGGCCGCGAATCGTCACTTTGCTGATTGGCGTATCAGTGCAAAAAACACCCATCGACTTGGGTGCGGCATTCGTCGAGACGTTATCGGCAATTTGAAATATTGCACCACGTTCTGCCTCAATGTGCATTTTGCTGCGCATTAGGAATGCAGCGTATGTGATGTAACTTGTATCTGCGTCATCGATTGGCGTGACCGGAATCAGCGTGTAAGTGCCAGCGGGAACCCAAACGATTTTTCCCGTGCTTGAAGCCGCATCAATGGCAGCTTGAATGGCAGCAGTGTCATCGGTCACGCCGTCGCCCACCGCGCCGAAGTCCTTCACACTCACCGTGTCGCGCATCTTGGCCTGCGCCGTGCGCGTGACTGCGCCTGAGCCAGCTTGGAGGAACGAGACTCGATCAGAACCAAGCGTGCCAGTGATGTCTGCGAAGCTGATGTCAACCACCACACCAGAGAACCGATCTCCCGCAGCCAGTGCGCTGTA